TCGCTCCACGAGGCCCTGGCACCAACATCGGGATCTCCGCCTCTTCCGGCTCCTGCCACATCGACCCGACTACGGCACTGACGGATTGCTGCACCGATTCCACCGTGGCGGCCGGCGCCATCGGATTCCCCACCGGATCGATCACCCCGTTGAGCCGCAAGGCCCGCATCTGCTGATCCCGGTGCTTCGGAAGCGCCATTACAACCTCGCCCGGATGATTTCGGCATCCTGCGTGTCTTCATCCGGCCGTTCTTCAATCGCCGCCGCCGTCTCCGCTTCCACCTTCATTTCCTTGTACCGCAGTTGCGCCCGTTCCCCAAGCTTGAACTGGTCGCCGCCGGTCAGTCGTGGGGCCATCAGTGACGCGAGAAAGAGGGAGAAGGCGAGGGTAAAATCCGCCGGATAGAATTGCGGATCGTCAGACTTGACGGTGTATTCAAGCTGCGCGTCCTGCATGTCGGTAAACAGGAGCAACCCGCTCGCATCCTGCGCGAGTTTATAGGGCACGCGGGTCGTGGTATCGTCGTTCCGAACCGCCGAGAGGATTCTACGGACTTTCAGGCAATCGGTCGGGTAGCGATAGGAATAGGCCCATTCGGTATTCGGTTCCAGTTCGACGAGGGCCAGGACGTCGATCTTCGTGGTAAAGGGCCAGTCAAAATCCCGTAGCACCTTGTCGCGGGCCACATCATAAAATCGCCGTGCGGTCTGCGCTTCTTGCGAGGCATCGGCATCGAGGTTGGCAATTTCCTTGCTGACTGCCAAATGGGACAGCGCCATATTGCAAATCCCCACCTTTGACGCCATACCCCCTCCGGGCTTACGTGGTCAGAACGGGCTTGCCTGTGCCTCGCTTGCCGGCTTCCGAAAGCGTCCGAGGCTCAGGAGGCGGCTTGACATACCCCAACTCTTCCGGCGTAGCTTCCCCAGGCGCGTTGCTCTTCTCCGTCCCGTCAGGTACCTGCTCCATCCACGTCTTCGAAAAATGCTTCGGGTCAGCGAGGTCGAACACATCGCCAGGCTTCCGCCGCACCAAGCCGTAATATCCAGCATATTTCTGATCGTTGACCGCCAAGGCCCTGACTCGCATCATCTCCTCCAATTGGTTGTCACGGTTTCAGAGGGTCGGCGTGGGGCAGGTCACCCCCACCCCACGCCAGTCCATTAGCCTCCGTTACTGAATCGCGTACCCCATCGGGAACACGTTCAGTTTCGCAATCATCGACATCGGCATCAGCGCCGCTGTACAGGTGATCGTCGGCGTGGTGCCGGTCACGTCGTATCGGATGCCCAGATACTGTTCGGACTCCGAGAGCGCCGTCGGCGGGATCGGGATCACGAACTGGAACCCCGCCACCAACAGGTCGGCATCCTGCGCGGGAGCCGTCGGCGTCCCCGACTCGAACACGCGTCGACCGATGAGCTGACGCCCCGTGGTCTGGGCCGCGTTCGTCGCATACTCCACGTCGAACGTGTAGTCCTCATCACCGGTCGTCTGATCCGCCGCGACATCCACTGTGAACAGCACGCCCATCGGCTCACCATTGCCGATCGACCGATCCGCTCCCAAGTCGATCACATTCGTCCCGACCGCATCAGCCGTGACGGCTTGGGCATCTGAAAACAACTGCTGTGCATCAAGAATCATCTGGACTCCTCCTTGTCAACGATGGGTTAGCTAACCACGGCCTCTGTGCGGATGAGCTGGTCACAGATCCGAATCGGGACACCCAAGAGTGAAAGCCCGTTCATGATCCGCTGACCCATCTGGTTGAAGCCTTCCATCGGAGCCAGCACGTTGGTCGCCTTTTCCATCATGGCCACCCGGAGGCTCGACATCACCGTCCGGTTCGCGTAGAACACCATGTTGCCACCAGGCGAGGGAATCCGATCGATGGCTCGACACATCAACTTCGGCAGGAACGTCGCTGCCGTGGTCGCTTGGGTCGTGGCCAGCCCCAACAGATCGGAGATGTCGATATTCGCAATCCGCACCACCGACCGCCAGTCGCGCAACGCAATCCCGCACTTCCACTGCCACCGCTCCATGTAGGCTCGGAACCGGTTATTGCTGCCGTCGAAGGCATCACCCAGCCCCAAGTCCTCATGGAGAATCCCCGCCGTCGAGCCTTTGGGGAAAATCCCGTGCACGGTCAACGCTCCCCAATCCACCAGAAACACGGACGAGTTGTCCGACCCTGCTCCACCGGCCGAGAGGATGTTGCTCCCATTGCCCGCCGTGGTCAGCGCATAGCGCGGAGCCAGCCCGGTAAACTCTTCCGGCGCCGTGCCCCCGTTGCCGTAGAACACCGTCCCGGACATTTCCTGACTCATCGACTCCGTGAATCGATACGCCTCAGACGCTCGGAACGCGGCCACGTTGCCGTTCAGTTCCGCCAAATCCTTGTCAATCTCGGAGCGGCCTTCGAGCATCCCGCACGCTTCATCGATCTGTGCGGTCGTGCCTTTGCTCTTCGCCACGCCTTGATTCATCAACCGCCAGGCCACCGACGGCAGGGCCGTGTCCACGGTGATCCGTTCCCCCGTCGGCAGATTGCCTTCCTTGAACAGCATGTCATCAAGAATCGCGTTCTTCTGCGACAACATCCGCACGGCCAACGCAATCTTGCCATCCGGGTCAATTTCCTTTGCCCAATCTGACAGCGTTTTAACTGTCGCTCCGACCGTCGCCATGAGTTACTCCTTCTGTGTTCCGGTTGTGTGGTTATACAGGATTTCTCCGTCCGTCTTCGGCTTCGTAGTCTGCGTGGAAGCGTGCACGAACTGATCTTCCGACATGATCTTGCCGATTCGCGCAAACACCCGGATGACTTCGGGATGGTTGCCCAGCCCGGAGGCCGTCAACACCCGCTTGAACTCCGGTGTGCCGAATCGTTCGACCACGCGCTTCCCCAACTCCACGTTGCCCTTGAACGCCTCACCGCCGATTTCCTTGTCGGCTTCGGCATCCTTGCGCCACCCGGCATGAATCTCGTCCACCTGTTTGACCTGCGCCTCATGGAAGGACGAAATCGCCTTGTGATGCGTGTCGAGATATTCCTGCGCTTCAGCCTGGGTCAAGCCCAGCGCCTTGGCTTCCGCTTTCAACCGATCCACATCCGCCGTCTGGAGAAGCGTCCCCTCTGGCAGTTTCAGATCGTAGCGTTCAGGTACCGCCTCCGCCGCCGCTTTCTCAGCCGCAGCTTTGTCCGCTTGCACCTTCTCCGCTGCCACCTGCTCAGCGGTCTTGCCCTCTGCCCCCGTCTTGGTCTGGTCGGTCGTGGCGGTCTGCGTCGGATCGCCAGTCAAGAGCGTGGTCTTGTCGCCGCCAGTCTCGGTTGATACCTGCGCTGGGGCCTCTGCGGTTGCTGTGGTCATGTCCATCCTCCTCGTGCACAATAAAAAAAGGGCGGCCAGCCGTGTAAATCACGGCCAGTCGCCCCGAGTGGTTCGGTAGCGGAAGAAGTTACTTCATCAGTTCAACGAGCTTCACACTCTCCGTCTTTTTAATCTGTACCACTTTCCCCGCTTCAAACTTGAACACCACGTCCCCGTAAAACTCCCGCTTCACCAAGTCGGCTACGATGATAGCACATTGTTCGACTTGTGTCATTTACTTTTTCCGGCGGCCTGCCTTGGCCCAGGTTTTGTTCTTATGCTCCATCGCATAAAAGACCCGCTTGGCTTTCTCCTTGCCGTAGGTCTTGACCATCTTCCCCATGACTTTCTTACCCGTTGACGTGAGCGGCATCGTGCTCCTCCACCGGCCCCAGGTGCGCCTTCATATACTCGCGTTCCATCTGCTGATACGCCTCATGTGCAGCTTCAAACACGTCCCCCTTGACCAACCGGCCCACGTTACGTTCCCCTTCATTCATGTAGGTGATCGACCCGGACGTAACCGCGCTGATCGCGTCACAGTGGCAAATCTCGTTAATCAGCCGCCAGATGAACCGCCGCCCCGCCGGCAGCGCCATCAGGTCACGCAGATCGGCCAACTCCTGCCGCCGCTTCTCGCGTTCTTTCCGACCCGCTGAGCGGACTTGTTCCTTGTCGGCAGCATTCTTGACGAACGCGCCCTCCTGCATCAGAAGTCCCCAAGATTGATCCAGTAGAACACCACCAACCCCGACACATAGACCGTCGACGTGGTGTCATCGTCAATATCCGCCGCGTCTACCAGCATCGTCACATACATATCCACCGGCGTCGAGGCGCCATTCAGCGTCTGGATCGCCTCATTCGGGCATTGTACCGTAGCCGCATAATCCGCCATCGTAAACGCCGCTGCGGTGGCCAGATCGTCATCCGTCGCATCCGCCCCCAACGCATCGGCATCCGCAGGCGCCGCTGTCCCAATGCCCACATCCCCTTCCGGCGTGGCATCGGTAAAGTCCGCTTCTTGCGCGGGCTTGATATGCAGCGCCAAGTCGGCCAACGTCCCCATGAGCAACTGCCGCCCTTCGGGGAAGTCGTAAATCTTGGTGCCCCCTACGCCGTTGCCGCTCGTCACCGACACCACCGACACCGGCACACTGGCGAGCCGAAGAGTGGTTCGACGCACGAACCCAAATTGCTCTTCCGTCGCACTGACCGTCGCAATCGAGGTTGTCCCTGCCACGTCACGCGCCACACCCGTCGCATCCAGCTTAAACAGGTACACGTCCGCCGTGCCCGCCGTAAAGACGGAGCAGGCAAACTCGTAGACTTCTCCGTCCCGTGATGTGGATGTCACCACCGTCCCCGAGACATCGGCAGAGACGGCATGCACCAGTGTCCACGTTAAGCCCCCATCGGCGCTTTTTCGCAAGACCACCGTGCCATCCCAGTCGGAGGACAGATCCACCCGATAGGCTAGCGATTGCCCGAATGTGAGCAGCATCCCACCAGAACGGCCTGTCCCTGCAAATTGTTTCGAGACTGTTTGCATCTGATCCTCCTATGAAGACACCGTGACGCGACCTGCTGAATGCCGTTTCGCTCGCATCGTGTGAGGTTTTAACCATGCCTGCAATTTCTTGAGGGTCGGACTTGGGCCGCGCAATCGCTCAGCTTCAAGAAATGAGGCGAGAGATGGCATCTTATGCTTTTTCGTGCGGCTCATCCGCGTGTGATGCCCTTCACTCACGCCGCCACCAATGCCCCTGCGTTGCTCTGCCGACTCATCCGCGTGAGCGCATTGTCCCCACTCATGTCCGCGCCAGACAGGTCTTTGGCGGTCTTGGCCCCGGCCTGCATCGCGGCCAACTGCTGCGCGGCCTGTTGCTGCTGCGCCCGTTGAGCCCGAATCTCCTCTACCGCATCATCGGGCCGGACAATCCGAGGCGGCGTCCCCAGAATCTCCGCATACTCGTCCACCGCCTGATCCAAGTCGTATTTGTCAATCACCGCCGGATTGAGGCCTGCCAGTCCGCCGACAAAATTGGTCAGCCGGTCAATCGACGACAGGCCGCTGACTTTCATCGCCTGGTGCATGATGGAGACATATTCGACCTTCAACTCCTGCCCCTGCAACTCTCTCGGCGGTGGCGGCACCTGGCCTTGCCGGGCCATGTAGTCGAACGTCAGGTCAATGAGCGGATCGTAGATATCCTGATTGAACTGTTCGAGTACCGAACCAAGGATCAACTTTTCTTCCTGCCGTGCGTTGATCTCGGTGGCCGTCGACTGACCTTTAGCAAGATTCGTAAACATCAGAAACAGGTTTTTAAAGAAGCACTCGTTAATAATCTCCCGCTTCTGCCGCTGCTTCTCTTCCATCTCGGCCACTTTGAAATTCACTTCATGCAGCGGCCGCAGCCCTTTCATCCCATCGCGTTCGTCGAGGTAGTTCACATCCCCCGGCAGTTGCGTCACTTTATGCTGCCGGAGCGAGGTCGGCCCAACCAGCGCCGGGTTGACCATCTTCTCGACCGCCTGCATGATACGCTTCTCGCCGGTCTGCACCTGTTTGATGCTGCCGAGCGCCATCATGCCGGGGCAGTTCGTCCCGTAGACATCCTCGCCCGTCACTTCCCACCGTGCGGCCAACACCGGGAACCGGTTATACCCGGACTCGCGCAAGAACCGATCCTCTTTGTCGCCGCCTTGGTTGCCCTTCTCCCAGTAACAGCTTTCAAACCGCTTCGAGGTCAGCGAGCGTTCACGATACTCTGCGTTCGGCCGGATGGCGTGCTGGCAATCAATCCAGGTATCGTAGGTGCTGTTGTCGTAGAGGCTCTTGACCTGTGCCGAGAACTTCGACCAGTCCGGGGCGCCCGACTCCGTCGTGACCCCAAACTTCATGACCAACTGCCGCACGGTCAAGCGAAACTCCCGTGCAAACACGGCGACTTTCAACTTGTCATCGAGTGCGAGATAGTACGAGCCGATGGGAAAGACGAACGTGCGGAGCGTCTTGTCGAAATCTTCCTCGACGATCATGGTGGCTGTCCCGAACACGCCGCCATCGCCATACAGTTGCGGGAACGCCGTGTAGAGGTTTGACCGCGAGAAGATCGACGACATGCGGCTATCGACCAGATGCAGCCAGTCTTTGACCGGCCCATACTCGGCCAGGTCAGGGTCATGCGTGGTCAGCCGCTTCCACTCCCGTGCCGGCGAGGTCATGCCCGCCATCATGCCGGCCGACAGCGCACGAGCGGCCAAGGCCCCCGTTTCGTCGATGATCTTCTGATTGCGCCGTTCGCCTCTGTTCGTATCGGT